CCATGACTCTTCCCATGACTGTGGCTGAGGTGGTACCTCAGCCACAGGTAGTGCCGTCCGTGGCGTTGCGAAAGACGATCGAGTCGAGGGGTGAGATTGGCTGGCAGGACGCGGCTGCTCGCTGCTCGGTGTGCTTCAAGCAGATGGTCATGCGACATGGTCGGACGGCTCACGCTCACTGTCAGGGCTGACCGCAGCAGGCGCCGGGGGGTGCCTGCTGCGGGACACGCGGGGGCTTGCCGGTACGGATCGGTGCGCAGCTCCTGCGGGGGCGCGAGAGGGGCCCTGTAGAGCTTCAGGGGATTGGGGCGGGGGGATGGCCCGAGGATCATGTTTCATGTGTTGACAAGGCGGCCGGCGCGCGACATCATCAACACATGAACGAACTCCCCGTCGCAGTCACCATCGCCGAACTCCGCGCCGACATGCGCAACATCACCCACCGCCTCCTCGAAGGCGACTCCTTCACCCTCACCAGCTACGGCGACCCCATCGCCGTACTCGTCCCCGTCGCCGAGTACACCAACCTCACCACCCAGGAGAGCTGACCATGGCCGCCGTTCACTGCGATCACGGCTACGTCCTCATGCAGGACAGCTGCCCCGGCTGTGACGCCATGCAGGAGACACCCCACGTAGCCACCACCACCCGCGTCACCCCTCCCTGGACCAACCGGACTCACATTCGCTGCACGGCCTGCACGCGGGTCGCCAGCGCCCCCATCCACCAGAAGGCCACCCCGTGAACCTCAGCGAGATCATCACCACCCTCGAAGCCGAAGACCCCACCCGCGTCCTCCCTGAAGGCTTCAACAACCCCCACTCCTACCGAGGCGACTACATGGACCTCGCGTTCGAGGCCGCCGACAACATCACCATCGGAGACATGCTCGCCGCCGCACAGTCCGCCGTCGGCACCACCTACCAGGGATGGAAGGGAGGCGACTTCACCATGGCCGGCTGGTCCTGGTGCTGGCTGTCCACCGAAGGCGAAGTGTCATCCGAGACCATCAGCCCCCAGATGCTCCGCCTGTTCCTCACCCAGACCACACTCACCACGGAGCAGCCGTGAACCCCATCGACATCCAAGAGCTCGCAGCCAACCTCACCGACACCATCGACGGCCTCGACACCCACCGCATCCGAGGGCCCCTGCTCGTCACCCGCGACGCCCAGCCGATCGCCGTCATCATCCGCGCGGAGGTCTACGCCCCCCGCCTGCACGACTTCGCTACGGAGCGGGGTGGCATCGTCTGCCACCACTGCGACACGCCCCAGCACATCACCTGCGACACCACCAGCCTGGGCATCATGCACACCGCCGCCAACAAGCACTGGCGCGACACCCACCAGAAGCGCAAATGATCGAGATCGTGCGCCTGTACGTCGCCCGCTGTGACGGATGTGGCCGTGAACTCGGCCAGGGCTACGGCCATCGCGACACCCGAGACACCACCGTCGAAGCCCGCGAAGCCGCCATCGACGCCGGCTGGACCGTCCACCCCGACGGCATCATCTACTGCCCCAACGGGGCCCACCAGTGACTGACGACGAAGTCTGCGGTGAGACGTACGACCACGACGAAGTCATCGACCACGAAGGCCCCGACGGCCGCCAGTGGTCCTGCCGACGCTGCGGCGCCGAAGGCTGGGAAGACCCCGAGGAGACCCCGTGACCATCCCCCTGCGCGTGCAGGTGTCCACGCCCCTGCCCGTCGCCATCGCCGACCTCCCCATAGCCCAGCGCTTGGTGGAGCAGATCGCCCGCGCCATCGGCCACCCCACCGACCAAATCTGGATGGAACAGCAAGGCACCGACCTGGTCATGTACTTCAACTATGGCGAGGACACCGACGATGACTGACCGGTACTGCGACTGCGGAGCCTGCTGCACCCAATGCGGCCACGACCCCGACTGTCAGATCAACGACGTACCCGCTGGGGACGAGTAGGGCCACGTCCGTCTGCCGCCCGGCCCCACAGCCACCCCGAAGGGGCACCGTAGTGCGCCGAACCATCCAATCTCTGTCCTGGCGGGTGCCTGGCCTGCGGCACTACTGCCACCGCTGTCACCGGATCCTCTGGGGCTGGCAGGTCTGCCCGCACAAATCCCGCTGGTGGGTCGGCTGACCCGCCTCCACTAACCGCCCCGGCCTGGCTGTCCCGCGCGACCACCACACCAAGGAGACCCACGTGACCGTCCGGCCGCTCACCTGCACCCAGTGCGGCAGCCCGTGCGCCGTCGCCGAGGACATGGAAGTCGTCGCCGACTACGGCCTAGCCGTAGTCGACCACGACGGTGTGGTCCGGCCGGCCGAGGGCCTGGAAGGGGTGCACCACGAGCACGCCACCAAGGTCCGGACCCGAGCCTGCTGCACCAATCGGAAGTGCGAGTACCAGTGGGCGCTTCGCCGTCCCTTCGAGCCCGTACCCCTGACCGTCTGACGTCCTGTCACCGGCCGCCGCCAGCGGTGGCGGCGGCCCACCCCCAACTACTAGCTACCTCCTAGTAGGTCCCAAATTAGTAGGAGAGCCACCGTGACCGACTTGAACGCCGCCCAGTGGAACCGGTACCACCCCATCGGAACGCCCGTGATGGCCTACCCCGGTGTCCGACCGGAGTTCGCCGCCACCATCGGCCTGACCCCGTACGACCCCGACTGCGGCCGGCCCATCGGAGCGAACGAGTACCGCTGGCTGGAGACCGTGACCCGTTCCGTCGCCTGGCACCTCGGCCGCAGCAACGGCGAGCCGGTGGTCATGGTCGACGGCTACGCGGGCGGCATCAGCCTCGAACACATCGACCCCATCGGAGTAGACCAGTGACCAACACCCAGCCCACCGCCGACCAGGACTTTCCCGACGCGATCGTCCAGTTGTTCGCCCAGCGTGAGCTCGCCCGCGATGTAGCCGTCACCGAACTCCTCGCCGGCCTCACCACGCGGGAACGTGGCCTCGTCAGGGACGCCGCCATCATGGGCTGGATCCAGGGCATGCGGCACCGCGACCTGGACTACCCCGGTGACCGGCAGGCCGTGAACGTCGTGGTGGACGCCTGCATCTCCCCGACGTTCAGGGACCTGTACCCGACGATCGCCAAGCGCCGGAAGAAGCGCACCCCCGCCACCGCCCCGTCGACCGAGGAGTCCTGATCGTGGATCAGCCCACCGATCAGCTCCGCGACCGCATCGCCGCCGCCCTCCGTGTGGCCGCCCACGACTGCTCTGGTGACTGCGGGCTGCCCGAAGCCACCTGCTTCGAGGAACACCCCATCCAGGTGTCCGTCATCCACTTCGACCAGATCGCCGGGGTCTACGGGTACATCGACGCTCTCGCGACTGTCGCCGCCACCGCAGTGCAGCCCGAACTCAACCGGGATATCGCGCGCTGGTGCCTGCGCGAGGAGCTGGAACAGGTCGAGGGGATGTACATCCAGCGTGGCGCCGAGAACGCCCGGCTTCGCACCGCGCTGGCTTCCGCCAAACGCCGGGCCAAGCTGCTGCACGACGTCCGCGAATGGCTCATGTACCGGGGGTACGCCACCCGCCGCACCCCGTTGCCCGAGCTGCCCGCCTGCGCGCAGAACGTCTACCCTGCGCCGCACACCAGGTGGCTGACCGACCGGCTGGCCCGCCTCGGCCGAGCGAACACCGCACTCGTCCGTGAGGCGAAGCGGCAGGCCAGACGCGCCGAAGAAGCCGAACGCCACGTCCGCGTCCTCCTCGACCCCGGCGTTGAGTACCAGTGGCGCAGCACCCTCGGCCAGAGCGACACCGTCAGCCGCCAGAACGAGGAACTGCACCTCGAAGTACGCCGCCTCAACGCCGAGCTGGCCACCGCCCGCCAGCAGGTGGCCGCCGTCCTGGCGCTGCTCCCCACCGACCCGGCCGAAGACATCAACGCCTCGTGGATCCCCCTGCGGCACATCCGCGCTGCCGCGACCAATACCACCCGCACCACCCAGGGGACCTGATGCCCGACCAGCAGGGGTGGGACAGTGCCGAGTTCACCTGCGGACGCTGCTACACCACCGTCACCGCCACCACCGAGCGCGAGTACATCCGCCTCGTCTGGGGCCACAAAGCCAGCTGCCCCGCACCCGAGGAGCCCTGATGCCCGACAGCCCCGCCAACCAGCTCACCGCCGCCGCCCAGCTCCTACGGAAGACCGCCACCGCCGCAGTCCCCGGACCGTGGGTGCCCAGCATCGTCCGATCCCCCCGAGCCACCGTCACCAGCGGCATCTACAGCCACGCCCACCCCGCCGGTTCGGCAGCCTCCGAGGTTGCCGCCGCCGGCCGGAAGGGACGCGAGTGTGGCGGCATTGCGAACCCGGACAACGCGGTGTACATCGCCCTGATGCACCCTGACATCGGCCTCGCTCTCGCCGACTGGCTGGACTCGGCCGCTGAGGAAGCCACCCTGATCGGCCCCGACTCCCGTGCCCTCGCGGTGGCTCGGCAGATCCTCGGCCCGGTGACCGAGTGAGCCGAAGCCTGCGCATCCCGATCTGGCCCGGCATCCGCCTGACGTTCGGTGGCGCGCCGCAGCCGGAGGCAGTGCGCGTTGTTCTTGGAGGGCCCCGCCCTGTCGAGCCGAGCACCGTTCGGATCGTCAGCAAGCGCGGATGGATGGTGCTGCTGGTCCGCTACGACTGGCGTGCCACGCAGGCGCCGCCTGTGACGGTTCGGCGCATCCCGATGGACGGTGCCGAGTGAGCGCCCCGCTTGGCCCGGTCGGGATGGCCGTGCTGACCGGCGCCACCTGGACCACCCTGGCGATCACCTACGCCGTGCACCACTGGCTGAACCGACGCTGGCCCGTACACCACGCCACCCACCTCACCCGCCACGCCAACAAGGAGGAGACGTGACCAGTACCCCGGCGCGCCCGGGAATGCCCATCGCCCGACGCGAACTCCAAGTGCTACGCCTGATGGCCAACGGCCACACCCACGACCAGATCTCTACCGCCCTCGGCATCGCCGGTGGAACCACGCGCACCCACGCACAGCGCATCCTGACCAAGCTCGGGGCGCGGGGCCAGGCGCACGCCGTTGCCCTGGCGTTCGCTGGCGGCGTCCTCGGCCCCGCAGACATCGGCCAGACCGACGGGGCAGAGGAGGCGTGCGCAGCCGCACACGGGGCCGTGCAGCGTCTCCTGGTCATATGGCGACGCGCCACCCCGCCGCCGCCCTTCGCTCCGTGGTGGGGGCGCCGCCTTGACGAACTTGCCAACGCCATCCGGAAGGACACCGCCTCATGACCAAGCGACCGACCCCGCCGCCGCTCACCGCGACGGAACGCGCTGCCCTGTACGACCTGATCACCCGAGCAGCCCGCGCGCTGCCCACCGACGGAGACTGCAAGCGGCTGCTACGCCTGCGGGAACTCGACCACGCAGACCGCAAGCAGGAACGCCGGTCCGCTGGCGGGACCGAGCGGACGAACAACATCCTCAAGGGTCAGGTCGAGGTGGCGCAGGCCAAGCTGGCTGCGGTGCGGGAGCTGGCCGGTGAGCTGGAGGAGGACGCGTCCAGCGCGGATGGCGGTCTCGCCGACGGTCAGTGGGACGCGGCTGAACGCATCCTCCTCATCCTGGACGACCCGGACGCGCCGTGACATGGCTGCGCCCCCGGCATGGGAGGCCGGGGGCGCAGGTCGATGGTAGGTCAGATGGCGTCGGGGTGGTCGTGCCGTAGGTGCTTGTCGTAGGCGCGGCGGGCGGCGGCTGCGGCCGGGTAGCCGACGTGGAACAGCCCCTCGCATGCGCTCCCCTTGGAGCACTGCCACACGTAGCGGGTGACGTCGTTCTCGATGCGGGGGCTGATCGTGCCGATGATCATCGGGGAGAGCAGGCAGCCGCCTTCGTACAGGTGCGACTCGGCGCAGCCCGGGGGGCACGGGTCGGGGCCGGCGTGGGGTGGCCGTTCGGGGAGTTCGGCGCCGGGTCGGCGGAGGTACCAGGCGATGAGGCTGCGGATGGCGGCGGACCGGTTGCCTTGTGGGGCTGCGGTTGCGAGGTCTTCCCATTCTGTGGGGTCGACGCGGACGCGTTGGATGGGCATGGGGGTTGTGGTCATGGGCCCAGCGTAGGCCGTGTGGCTACAGAAAGCTAGGCGCGTGGGGTTGTGCCGTGGGTCGACCTGCGATACGTTGTAGCCACAAGCCGACGGGGCAAGCCCCACAAAGCGAAGGAGGCCGACATGACCACCACCGAGCACACCGGCTACCACGTCCGCACCGAGAACGGCATCCCCGCCCTCCTCCCGTCGAAGGAAGCCCTGGCAGAGGCCGACCACGTGATGACCGACAAGGCCGCCAAGCGCACCACCCGTGAGATGTGCTGGGCTGGGAGCAGCGGCCACATCGTGTACCGCGACGGCCGAAAGGTCTCCATTCGCCCGGCCACGGCGGAGGACATTGCGGCGTTGACCCCGGCGGAGCAGCCGGAGCGGATTCCCTTCGCACCCGAGGGGGCGCGGATCGTGGAGGCCAAGGGCAAGCAGTACGTGGTGACCCGCATCAGGCCGGGGCAGTCCGCGAACAACCAGTGGGGGCGTCCGATCGGCTCCGTCGACTACTGGACCTTCAAGAACGGCAAGGCATTCGGGCCGACCATGACCGCTATGGAGACTGCCCGGCCCAACACCGTGGGTGCGGCGATCTGGGCGCAGGTAACCGCGTGAACTGCACCGCCTGCGAGCGCTACACCCCAGCAGACGAACTCCAGCCCGGACCCTCCGGCGACCCACACTGCACCGACTGCCTGATCACATTCGCCGACCAGGACGACGACGCCGAGCACCGCGCCTACACCTACCACTGAGGAGACCCACATGCTCAACCTCGCCAAGAACCAGACCGAGACCCTGACCAGCATCACCCACCTTGGCGTCGGAGTCGCCTGGAAGACCAGCGGCGGCGGACAGAAGGGCCTCCTCGGCCGCTTCAAGCGAGCCGTCGGCACCGACCTCGACCTCTGCGCTATCGCCCTGTCCGACGGACACCCGAAGCGCATCTGTTGGTTCGACAACCAGGACGCTTTCGATGACGGAACCCTCACCAGCGACGGCGACTCTCGCACGGGTCGTTCCTCCGGCGACGACGAATACATCAGGGCCAACCTCGCCCGCATCCCCACCAGCATCGACACCATCGTTTTCATCGTCTCCGCCTATAAGGACGGCGTCAGCTTCGACAACGTTGAGGGCATCACCCTGAACGTGTACGACAACAGCCAGGGCCAGACCAAGATCGGCGAGTACATGCCCGACATCGACAGCCGAGGAAACGCCGCCGTCATCGTCAAGGCCCAGCGAGAGGGTGACACATGGTCCATCACCACCATCAACGAACTGGGCAACGCCCGATCCCGCCAGCAGCTCCTGGACCTCGCCAAGCGTCACGCCTGACCAACCCGTGCAACGCGCCCGTTGGTGGGCGCGTGGCCAGCCCTAGGAGCTCAGCATGAACCCGCTGTGGTCGTGGTGCATGTTCCCGTTCGGAGTCGCCGGGATGATCCTCGCTGGCCGTCGCAACGCCTGGGGCTGGGCCGTGTCGTTCTCCACCCAGGGCATGTGGGCTGCGTATGCCATCAATACCCAGCAATGGGGGTTCCTGCCAGGAACGGCAAGCTACGCGGCGATCTACGCCCGCAACTTCCTGCGCTGGCGCATCGACAACGACACCGCCACCCGCACCGAGCACCGCATCGACCGGGCCATCACCGAGCTCGGCGACCGCACCGCAGACCTCATCCGCAACACCCGACGAAAGGCCACACGATGACCGCGAACCTGCCCGACCCGCAGCCCCTCCCCGTGCGTGAGCCCGGCGCCACCTTCAACGCCGACAAGCCGGCCGCCACCACACAGCCCCCGGCCACCCCCGACGGCTGGTCCGACCCCTGGTCCCGCCCGTCCGCATGGGCCGCGTTCGGCAGCGACACCGACGGCCAGCAGTGACCAAGTCAATCCCCTGGCGCGTCCACGCCCTCATCCCCGGACGCAAGGACATCGCCCCCGTCAAGTTCAAGAGCAAGACGAAGGCGTACGCGCACGTCCAGAAGCTCATCGAAGGCATCCGCCTCGACTCCGACGTGCAGACCATCAAGGTCATGCAGTGGGACACAGACATCGACCGCTGGTGCACCTACGAACTGATCCCCCGAGAGGACATCCGATGACCATCACCGCCACGTGGCGCGTCGCCCGCCTCGACCACAACGGCAAGCCCCTCCCGCCCCTCGACTACACCGACAAGGAACAGGCCCTCCTCAACGTCAACAACCTCCGCAACCTCGGAGCCACCGCCGAACTCCAGCAGTGGGACCAGTTCAACGACCAGTGGAAGACCACCGAACAGTGATCCACAACGAAGGTGACCGCGTCACCAACACCGTCCCCATCGGCACCGAACTCCCCGCCGGCAGCCCCGGCACCGTCACCGCCAGGCACGAACACTTCGGGTCCTACGGCGTCACCTACGACAACTACCCCGGCGAGCTCGCCATGGACGCTCACGAGATCGAGGCCCAGCAGTGAAGCCCTACATCCCCTACGCCATCGTCGGCGGAGTCATCCTCGCAGCCGTCGTGGTGCTGGTGCTGATCTGCTCCACCGGGCCGGTGTGCGCCGCATCGAAGACCCCCACCGCGAAGCCCAGCAGCGCGAAGCCCACCGCCACCAAGACCCGCCCCATCCACATCGACATCGACTGCGACTAGGAGCACACCACCATGACCACCACTGATGACCCCCGCTACCCCGGCGCATACCGCGCACTCGTCGCATCCCTCGGCGACGACAGCGTGTCCCTCCCCGTCCCCATCATCACCAGCGCCGTACTGCGCGTCCTCGACCGCCTCGACGCCACCGACACGGACACCATCACGGCCCTCCGCAAGCAGGTCGCCGAGCTGGAGGAGGACAGCCGCACCCTCCGCGCCCTCGAAGCCGGAGGCGTCGACAACTGGGACGGATACTCCGACGCCCTCGCAGACCTCGGCCAGGAGCAGTCGTGACCAACGGCAGGCCACCGCTAGGCGCAGTGAAGATTGGGACACCCGTAACCGTTACCGACCCCAACGCCAGAGCCAACCAGCGCACCGACGCCAGCATCATCAAAGCATCCCCCGTCTGGCTGACCATCCAGGAAACCGACGTCACCGGACGCTCCCCCCGCACGTGGAAGATGCGACGCGACAGCCAGAACGAAGCCACCGGCTACGGCCATGGCGGCTGCTACTTCCGAACCACCGAACAGCAAGCGTGGGAGAACGCCACCAACCACGCGTACGCCTACCTACGGGACTACGGCATCCGCGTCGACAGCACCGTTCCACACCAAGAGCGACGGGCACTCGCGCTGACCGTCGCCAACCTCCTCCGCCAACACAACGGCCTCGCACCGATCAAGGACACCCCATGACCAACCAGGACACCCCCGGAACCGACTGGGCCGCCAAGCACGCAGCCGCCGGCCAGAACGCCCAACCCGCCAACGACCGACCCCACCGCATCGACCCCACCAACACACACACCGTCACACACCCCACCGGCAGCGACGACGTCATCACCGTGTACACCGGCAAGATCGTGAACCGCTGACCCCCAGCCCCTCAACCTCACCGAAGGCACCCAGTGAACCTCACCCCCGAGAGCACCGCCGCCACCCTCAAGGCCGCCATCCACGAGAGCATCATTCGGTCCGGGTGGAGCAACTTCCCTCCCGGCCTGGTGGACGACATCCACGCCGCCGTACACGCCGCCCTCCCGCCCATCGTGACGCAGGCAGTCGAGCAGGCATTCACCAGCCCGGTCCACCAGGCAGCCATCCTGTCCGCCGTCCTGGTCCCGTTCCTCACCACCCTCGAAGACGAGATCAACGACGATCACGACAAGCCGAGCACCGACGACGCCTACCGCCCCGGACTCCGCCGAGCCGCCCGCCTCATCCGCGACACCCGCCGAGCCGCCACCGAGGAAGCCGACCAGACATGACCGACCGCCCCGCCATCCACGCGTACATCACCAGCCCCGAAGCTGAACGCCGCTTCGCGATCGTGTTCAACGCCCTCGGCAAAGCCATCCGAGCCGAAGACGCGTTCGTGCCCCTGACCGGCCGTGAGCGCATCACCCTCGCCGTCCTCACCGCTCTCGAAGAGGCCGCCCCTACCCCGGACCCGACCGCCGCCCTGCGAGCCGCCGTGGAACAGCTCACCACCATGGCCGAGCGCGCCATAGAAGCCGGGACCGCCAGCGTCCGGCACGCCCTCGCCGACGAACCCTGCACCGAGGAGGGCCACCCCGACCTCACCCAGAACCCGGCCCTCCGACAGCCGTGCCTGCGCACCGGCAGCCACTTCGTCCACCAGGACGCCAGCGGCAACCGCTGGAAGCGCTACGCGGACGGCCAGCCGTGACGCTCCCCCGCAAGCGGCGTCCCTGGCAGACCCGCACGGGCGCCAACGGACACTCGGTGCTCGTGCACCTCACCGCCTCAGCGTTCCTCTACGCCTGCACCTGCGGCATCAACGGACCCCAACGCGGCTCCTACGCTGAGGCATCCGAAGACTCACAGACCCACCTCGACACCACCGACCAACCCAAAGGACGCACACCGTGAGCGACAACGCCGCCATCATCTGGGCACTCGCGATCTTCTTCACCTCCTGTTCCATCGTCTCTGTCGCCCACGCCTGGCGCGACAAGCCCAACCGGAAGAACACGGACGACACCAAGTGAACATCGACCTCGACCCCGTCGCCGACCTCGCAGCCGCCATCCGCGAACTCGCCGCCGTCCTCACCCGCCAGAACGGTCCGTGCCCATCCATCTGGGAAACCGACCTCCTCGGCACCACCACATGGCGCTCATGCCAGTACACCGCCGGCCACACCGGCCTGCACGCCAACGACGAGAAAGGCGAAGCACGCTGGACCGACGGGGCCCCCGGCGTCCGCAACCTCGGGGAAGACGACAAAGGCTGCACCCACTGCAACGCCACCGAGCGCATCGCACCCGACTACCCGTGCGTGCTGCTCCCGGACCACGTTGGTGACCACCGTGACCGCGACGGAGACACCTGGTGACTCCCGTTCAGGCGTTCGTCGCCCTGTCCTGCTACGCCCTCACCGCAGGGCTGGCCGTCATCTCCGCCGTCGCCTGGCCCAGGAAGGACAAGCCGTGACCGACCTCCCGTTCACTCTGCACCACGTCATCGAAGCAGCCGTAGACCGAGCCGTCAGGCGCACGGCAGGTGACCCCGCCACGACCGTTCACGCCATGATCCGGCTGTACGTCCAAGAGGACGTCCAGAAGTGGATCACCGCCAACTGGCAGCCCAAGCCGACCACCTGCGGCGCACATCAACGCGACTACCACACCAGCCAGTACCCGTGCATCCTGAGGCCGGGCCACGACCCCATCGCACCCACCATCAGCCGCACCCACATCGATAAGGACGGAGGCACCTGGTGACCACCCCCATCGAGATCCGCCGCCGCACCCCCGCCGAGATGATCAACCACACCACCCGGCGCATTGCCGAGCTTCTCAACCACCCCGACGCCGCGTTCTTCACCACCGCCCAACGCGTTACCCTCCTCTCCGTCGCCGTCAGCCTCGACATCGTCGCCGCCGACCTCACCGAGCAGGGCACCTGATGAACATCCACGCGTTCCTCACCGCCCGCTACGACGAAGACGACGCACGCGCCCGCCACGCCTTCGCCGACCACAACGAAGCCGGCCCCCACTGGACGGAAGTCACCACCGGCGTCATCGACACCTTCGGCTCCGACCTTGACAGCCTCATTGTCATTGGGGACGGACCGATGGCCCGGCACATCGCCGAATGGGACCCCGCCCGCGTACTCGCTGAGACCGCAGCCAAGCGACGCATCATCGACGAAGCCTGGGGCGGCCCCGATCACCAGGACATGTGGGAGCACCACATCCGCCTCCTCGCGCTCCCGTACGCCAGCCACCCCCACTACCAGAAAGACTGGGCACCCAATGACTGACCTGACCCGCCGTGCCGCGATCACCACCGCAGCAGCCATCGGCGCCACCTTCCTCGCCACCGCCGACGCAACCGCCTACGACCCCTCAACCGCCCGAGCCAACGCCATCGGCGCCACCGAAGCCGGATGGATCGAAGCAACCGCCCCCACCTGGGACGACGAAGTCTCACGCTGGAACCTCCGCGAAGTCGAAGCCCGCCTCACCGCACTCGCCCTCGACCTCCGCGACAACATCGCCACCCTCCGGCCCGCCCCCACCCGCACAATCAAGATCATGTGCGTCGGCGACAGCATCACCGCCGGCTACGGCTCCACCGACGGCCACGGCTACCAGACGTGGCTCACCGACCACCTCAACCGACGCGGCATCCAAGCGAACCTCACCACCATCGCCTACCCCGGCCAGACCCTCCGCTACGTCGCCCCCATCGCAGTAGCCGCCCTCCCCGCCACCCGACCCGACATCGTCCTCACCCACCTCGGCGCCAACGACGCCAAGCAAGGCGACACCGCCGACTTCCAGAACCGCTACGGCACGTTCATCGACCAGATCCTCGCCAGCAGCCCCACAGTCAAGGTGTGCGCCGCCCGCATGGGCTACATACAGGACGCGAACCTCGCCGCCATACAGGCCACCCTCAACACCGCCATCGCCGCCGCCGTAGCCTCCCGCCCGGCAAGCCGCGTCGTCGCCGCCGACCACACCGGCACCCCCGCACGCTGGACCACCGACACCGTCCACCCCGGCGACGCCGCCTACCTCCTCACCACCCAGGCATGGCTCACCGCCATCGAAGGATGGCTCCCCACATGAGATGCCCCACCTGCGGCGGCTGCACCGACGACATGTGCCGAGGAACCTGCGACGCCCCACGCTGGTGCAGCGGCACCTACACCCACGGCCGATGCAACCGCTGCCCCCACACCAAGTTCAAACCCACCCCCGGAACCCGAGGCGGCCAGATGCTCCCCTGCGCCGCCGACGCCCGACACACCGGCATCTGCCACTGGGACCAACGCCTAGCCGGCACCCAACCCACCACCCAGGAGCCCAACCCGTGACATTCGACCTCGAAGCCGCCCGCGCACTCCACGACCGCGACCCCCAGGAACCCGGCAACTGCCTCAGCTGCCGCTACGACAACACCCCCGGATACACCGGCTGGCCCTGCCCCACCGCCACCGCACTCGGCGCCACCGGCCACACCGAATGGACAGGGCCCTCCGACGGCACCCGAGTCGCCCTCGACTTCGGCCACAGCGCCCCCACCCTCATGTACTACGGCACGCGCCCCATCGAGTTCGATGCGAAGGACACACCCAACCCCGACACCCTCAGCGACACGCTGCTGAACGCCATGGACGCCTCACTCGCCGGGACCGGCACGCTCCACATCCCGAAGATCATCGAGTTCGACCCGCCCACCTACACCACCTGCGGCGCCCGCCACATCGACGACAACGACCCCGCCGAGTGGCCGTGCGTCCTTCTCGTAAGCCACGACGGCCCCCACACGGACAAGGATGGCGACCGCTGGGGCGACGACCCCGACACCAGGACCACATGCCCGCGCTGCTACACCCGATGCAACCACTGCGACGGATGCGACTGCATGCCCTGCATCCACCGCAACCAGGACACCGGCGTCGGACCTAACACCCCGCTCTGCACCAACCCCGCAGCCACCCCCACCCCCGACGACACCACCCACCCCAACCACTGGAACCGCTGCACCCAACGACGCAGCACCGAAGGGCGCCGCTGCATCCTCGACACCAACCACATCAACGGACACCACTACCACGACCCCAACAGCCCCGGCGGACGCTGCACCGCCCACCGCCTCGGCCCCGGACGCGGCCTCACCACCTGCGCCCTCGACACCAACCACGCCACCCCCCACCACGTCACCGCCAACGGCATCAACTGGGGCACCAACCCCGACGGCCCCGACGCCCCCAACAGCGCCAAGCGCATCACCCGCGTCCGCGAAGACGGCACCCCCACCACCCACCGCAACTGGTACAAGGCAGGAGACTGCGACAACACCAACTGCGACGGACCCCACGGCCACCCCGGCCCCTGCGGCATCCACAACGCCCCCAACCACACCCCGTGGCCCAACGACAGCAACCCCTGCGGCGCACCCGTCAACCAGCGCCGCTGCGTCTTCTACAACCGCCACACCGGGGATCACCACTACACCACCATTGCTACCTACACCCCATGCGACAAGGAACACCCAGGCAGCTACCGCTGCACCCTCGACACCGGCCACAACGGCATCCACCGCAGCCTCAACGGGGGCACACTGTGAACCCCCGCATCGGCGACATGGTCCACTACGTCCCCCGCCTCGGACCCCCCACCTGCCTAGCCGCCATCGTCACCCACACCAGCCCACCCGACCAGACCATCACCCACGTCATCCCACCCGACGGCGAGACCTACATCGCCTACCCCCTCCGCGACCCCCACCTCATCACCGACGACGACGGAGACACGTACTCCGGCTACGACGGCTACACCCCCGGAACATGGCACCCACTCCACTAACCTGATAGCACAAAACCACTAGCAGAAAGGCCAGGGGACAGCATGGCCACGGGACAAAGGCCACGTGGAGACACTGGCCGATTCACCGAAGACCCCGACCTACCAGCACGCGACGCAGAGATCGCCGACCTGCGACGACGCGGACTCAGCCCACTCAAGATCAGCCAACAGCTCGGCATCCCCCGCACCAACGTCTACGCCGCCCTCGAACGCTGCTACCGAGCCGTACGCGCCGAACCCGCCGAAGAAGTCCGAGCCATGGAAGTCGAACGCCTAGACGAAATGCTCGAGCGGTTGGCTGGAGATGAGGACAGGCTGAGGACGTTGGCCGGCGGGGATCACGTCACCGTCCAGCATGGCCGCGTGGTGTACGACGAAAGCACAGGGGCGGCGGTGCCGGACCATGCGGCCGTCTTGTCGTGCTACGACCGGATCCACCGAATCGAGCAGCGCCGCCTGGACGTACAGGCCCGGCGTGCACGGCTGCTGGGCGTGGACGCCCCGGTGCAGGCACAGGTGTCGGGCAGCGTCACCTATGAGGTAATCGGGCTCAACGATCCCGAGACCTGACATGATGGTGGCCCCGGTATCGGACAGGACCCCGGGGCCACCTGCCGACTGATTGGAGTCGACGTGACACACAGTACAGACCACGCAGCGCTCGCCGAAGTAGCGCGCCGAGACATCATTCGGACGCTGCGCCGCTACTACGACAGCGTCGGCGACGACTTCGGGCGCAGCCACGAGCGAGCCGAAGCCCTCGTCACCTACTACGACGAGTGGGCCCAGCGCGCCCACGCTCATGAGCTGGCCGAGCAGCAACGCGCATGGATCGCGCAGGATGAACGCGAGTCCGACGCGCACCCGTACAACGACAAGGATGAACGGATCCGCTGGGATGCCGTCCGCGAGGCAGCCAACCTCATCGACCCGCAGGCCCAGCCGAAGCCGTTGGTGTGCGTCTGCGGGGACGAGACCGGCGTACCCCACCCGCACCCCACGTGGTCCGACCCGGCGCCGCGCATCGTCGCCCGTGAGCCCATCACCGGTGTGCTGCGCGTCGTCGCGTACAGCGCCGACGGGACGCCGTGCGTCGTGCAGGACACGGGGGCGCAGCAGTGACCGGCTCTCACATGGATGACTGGCTTCTCCTCGAAAAGGCTCGCCTCAAGCACGGGGACGCCTACATGGCGTTCGACCGTCACGTGTACGGCAGCTGCTGGCGTTGCTGGTGGTGGCGCCGTTGTCCCGAAGGGCGCCGACTCCACGCCGCGTGGCAGCAAGCAACCGCCGACGCGCATGCTCTTTGGTTGACGCTACGAGCCGCCAGGGGGCAGCGATGACCGGCCTACCCACGTGCGGAAACGACCCGCGCACCCAGCTCACCGACGCAGCCCGCGCCACCATCAACCAGTTCAAGGACTACCTACGCGTACGCGCAGAGCTGGCCAGCGGCCGTGTAACCCCGCACCATGTCCTGTACGTCGTCCCGGACGCCCGCACGATCCGCCGACGCCGTGTCGAGCTGCCCAGCATCAACACCCGGGTCATCTTCGCTACCCCGCTGGCGCTCCGTGACGGTCACCTCATTCGAGGGTTGACGCTGTGCCACGTCATCGGCGAAGACCTCCTCGGCTTGCAGACGACGGCATACGTCCGGACCCGGCTTCGCGACACCGAGCACGAGTGCCCCGGACGGCATCCGGACTTCACCGAGTACCTGCGGGCCAGCACCGGAACGGACGAGTGGCGATGACCGACGACACCATCCGGGTCCGCATTGTCGCGCCCATCCCGTACGAGACCGAGGTCTACCGCATCGAGCGCTGGACCACCGGCGACCCCTACCCCCGCGACCTGTACGACATCACCCCCGAGCAGTACCAACGCTGGACCGCAGCGTGGGCCACATGGGAAGCCTGCGAGGAAGAAATGCACGCCCTCTCCCGGGACAAGACCCGGCCCGACCTGAACAGCTCGCAGGCAGCGCACGACTGGCGGAAGCGCCAGGGGCGCCCCTGCTGCTGGAACAAGCGGGCCCAGCAATGGACCACCGACTGCCAGCAGGGGAAGCCGTGACCGACACCCGTACCCGCGCCGTGCAGACGCTCACCGAGCGGCTCGGCTTAGACCTCGCAGAGGCCAACGAGATCATCGTGTGCCTCCTCGCCGAGACCATCACCGAAGCCGAAACCCGCACCCGTCAGGGCTGCGTCGCGGCGGTCCTCCGCCACCGCGACCAGTTCACCGCAGGCCCGTACCGCGACGGGATGTCCGCCGCCGTATGGGCCATCAAACAGGGAGGAGACCGGACGTGAGCAGCAGTGGGATGGCAGCCGTCCGCCGCATGGCTGAACGCCTCGACATCGACCTGACCAAAGCGGAACCGGTCATCGCCCAGCTAGCCGCCGAGATCGTTGCAGACGCCAAGAACATCCAACCGCCGTGGTGGGGCACCCGAGAGGAGCAGCCGTGAGCGGTGGCTCGTACGACTATCTGTGCTGGGCCCGTGACCTCGATCAACTGCTCGACCGGGGACGTCAGCTCGAAGAGATGGCTGACCGTCTCGCCGGCCTGGGCTACGCCGAAGACGCCGCCCGAGAGACACAGGAGCTACTCGTACAGATCCGCCAGTGGGAGGTCCGTGCGCAGGTGCGCGTCAACCGCCTGTCCGATGTCTGGCATGCCGTGGAGTGGTGGGACTCCTGCGACTCCGGGGAGGACCGGGTGCGGGAGGCCCTCGCGAAGTACCGAGGCGAGGAGACCGCCGAGTGACGCACGTCCGCTTCGAGGTGCGCGGGGCCGTCCGGGACCTGTTCAAGTCCCGGGACATGTCCGTGCTGCTGTCCGGCGCAGGAGGCACCGGCAAGACCCACGGCGCGCTCATGCTCACGCACCTCGATGCGCTGAACTACTCCGGCTCGCGCCACCTGCTGCTCCGCAAGACCCTGTCGTCCCTGTCCGCATCCACGCTGGTGACGTGGCGTAAGGGCGTCATCAAGCAGGCGTTGGATGCGGGCATCGTGTCGTTCTACGGCGGGTCATCGCAGGAACCGGCCGCGTTCCGGTACACCAACGGGTCGACGGTGGTAGTCGGAGGCCTCGACAAGGCATCCAAGCTGCTGTCCACGGAGTACGACACCGCGTTCGTCGATGAGGCCATCGAGACCACCAGCGAAGACCTCGACACCATCGAGACCCGACTCCGCAACGGCGTCATGCCCTACCAACAACTCCGCATGTGCACCAACCCCGGCGCCCCCACCCACCACCTCAAACAACGGTGCGACGCCGGCCGCGCCCGAATGCTGTACTCCACCCACGAAGACAACCCCCGCATGTGGGACGGCCGTTCCTGGACGCCGTACGGCGCGACGTACCTTGAACGTCTCGACTCGCTCACCGGGGTGCGGTACGAGCGGATGCGGTGGGGCAAGTGGGTCGCAGCTGAGGGCCTCATCTATGAGGACTGGAACGAAGCTGTCCACCTCATCGAGCCGTTCCCCATCCCGAAGGAGTGGCCCCGGTACGTCGCGATGGACTTCGGGTTCTCCAACCCGCAGGTCATCCAGTGGTGGGCGAAGGACCCCGACGGGCGCCTGTACATGTACCGCGAGATCTACATGACGCGGCGCACCGTCGACCAGCACGCGAAGCTGTTCCTGAAGCAGGTCACCGACACGGGGAAGAAGGACGGCACGTGGTTGGAGCCGAAGCCCCGCGCGGTGATCGCCGACCACGACGCTGAGGGCCGTGTCGTGTTCGAGCGGGAGACCGGCTTGCAGACACGGGCGGCGGACAAGCGCGTCAAGATCGGCATTGAGTCGTTCCAACGGCGCCTCCGCATCGCCGGGGACGGCAAGGGACGCTTGTTCATCATGCGCAGCTCCCTGTGCCATCAGCCTGACCGCAACCTCCGCGACGCGAAGAAACCCACGTGCACCGCCGACGAGATGACCGGGTACGTGTGGGACGTCAAGCACGGGGAGCAGCAGGAAACCCCCGTGAAGGAAGATGACCACGGTGCGGACGCCGGCCGGTACCTGGTGATGCACGTTGACCCGCCGAACCGTGGCCGCTCCAAGCTGCATCTACCCGCCGCCCTCGGGTCGCTCCGGTAGGCTGTGGGGCGACGCCAGTGCCTGGCCGCCGGCCGTTTCGGCCGTCAAGGTAGGTCCGTGCATCCTCCCCGCGCGCGCGGGGTGACGGAAGCGGGGCCCGGAAGTGCCGATGCAGTGCCTGGGCGGCGTGGGGGTGCACACTCCACCCGGGCCCCGACCCGCTACGCTGCTTCCCGGAGTTGCTCGCGCTGCTCCCCCCAGCCCCCGCGCGCGTCCTCACACGTGTGCGGGGGCTGCGCCATGCCCGGACGGTTGTGCCACGATATGGGCATGATCTCACCCTGGCTCGCCATCATCGCGACGCTGGCTGCTGCCAGGGTCACCCGCGCGATCACCCGGGACAGCCTCACGCAGCCGCTACGCACCCGCGTCGTGAACCGGCTCGGTATCGACTCTCGGCTGTCCGAGCTGTTGCAGTGCGACTGGTGCACGGGCTTCTGGGTGGCGCTCCTGACGGTCGGCGCGGCGTGGCAGTGGGGTGACCACGGCTGGGTGCAGGCCCTGCTAGCCGGGCTAGCGGCGGCGCACGTCATCGGGTGGCTCGCCACGAAGGAGGGCGAGTGATGGGACCGTTCCGCAAGCCAGTCGCTGAGCTGCCGAAGCGCCGCAGCATGATCGCCTCCGCTGCCCGGTACACCTTCGGAGGCGCGCAAGCCTGGAAGGGCACCCTCCCGGCGGGTGACCGGCGTTGGCAGATCGAGGCGTGGCGGCACTACGACATGTGCGGTGAGCTGCGGTACGCCACCGGGTGGAAGGGCAACGCCTGCGCCCAGGCCATCATGTACGCGGCAGACATCGACCCCGAGACCGGACAGCTCACCGGCCCCACCACCAACCAGACGATCCGAGACATCGCCGGAGCCGTCCTCGGTGGCCCCGTCAAGCGCCCCCAGAACATCCGCACCATCGTCCTCAACCTGGAGATGGCCGGTGAGGCGTACGTCGTTGTCGTCGCGGAGACCCGCAAGGGCCAGGGCGACAAGTGGCTAGTCGTGTCCGGGACGGAGCTGTATCAGTCGTCGGGCGCCGACATCGAATACACGAGCCCCGACACCGGGGAACGCGTCCGGCTCGGCGCCAAAGACACCCTCATCCGCATCTGGAACGGCCACCCCCGGTTGCAGCTCGCAGCGGACAGTGCCGTGCGTGCGCTGCTCCCCACCCTCCGCGAGATTGAGAAGTCCTCCCAGAACATCGCTGCGCGCCTCGACTCCCGCCTCATCGGCGCCGGGCTGCTGATCTCCCCCACCGAGGCGGACTTCCCCACCGAGGATGACTCGGAGCCGGAGGAGGACTACAGCCTGTCCAAGCTGCTGTACAAGAACGCTCAGGCGTCCCTCGCTGACCCCGGCTCGGCAGCATCCCAGGTCCCGATCATTGCCGAGGTCCCGGCGGAGTTCGCCGACGGGTTCCGTCACATCACCTTCGAGACGCCCCTGTCGAAGGAGGTCATTCAGCTCCGTGACTCGGCGATCGCCCGCTTGGCCGGCGGCCTCGACCTTCCGCGCGAAGTGCTGGAGGGGATGGGCGACAGCAATCACTGGTCTGCGTGGCAGGTCGCTGAGGAGACGTACCGCACGCACCTCGTGCCGGTCCTTGACGTCATCACCGACGCCCTCACTGTGGCGTACCTGCACCCCATCGCCGCTGAGGCGAAGGTCCCCAACGTCGATCAGTACATGCTGGCGTTCGACGGGTCGGCGCTGATCGGCGAGCCGGACCCGCTGACGCAGGTGTTGGAGCTCCTCGACCGTGGGCTGATCACCCCGGAGGCGGCCCTTCGGATGCTGCACATCCCGGAGGACTACGCGCCGACGGGTGATGAGCAGTTGAAGGCGTTGGCTACGCGGCTGGTGACAGGCGCGCCGACGCTGTTCGAGCAGCCGGTGTTGCGCCGCATCCTGGGCTTCGGCGACCCCGAGGTGCCGACCGCCCCGGCCGCCCCGGCCCCCCCGGTGGTTCCGGCGGTCGCGGCGTCCGGCGCCCCGGCGCTGCCCGTCGACATGGCGTCCGTCGCGGTCCGCTGCGCCCTCGAGCGGGCGGGGAACCGTCTCCTCCAGACGCAGCGGCTCAAGACTGAGTACGCGAACGTCCCCCGCTGGGAACTGCATGTCCGCCTCAAGCCCTATCCGGACCGCCACACCGGCCTCCTCGAAGGAGCATGGCGGCACCTGCCCGACTTCGCCGCACGCTGGGACCTTGAGGGGTACACGCAGGCCCTCATCGCGGCCGGCATGCCTCACGATGACGTGTGCCTGACGGAGTGGATGGCGTCCCGTGGCGAGTGATGAGGACGCGATCCGCGCGGGGTGGCTGCGCGCAGCTCGGTCATGGACGGCCAGTACCCGCGACCGGGTGATGGCGCCGTTCCGTCAGGCCGGTGTCACACCCGACCCGGTGTGGGTCCTGTCGACGCGCGGGGTGTGGGTGCAGGATCTGACGGCGGATGTCGCGCCGAGCATCCTGGCGACACTCCGCACCGCCTACCGGACGATCACCGGCAGCCTCCCGCCGTCGTTCGACACGGCGCAGTACACCACCGACTACCTCACCCAGTCCGTCAACCGCATGTCCAACACCCCCGACCAGGTGTACCGCGAGATCGCCGACCAGCTGGCGGCGGGCACCAACGAGGGTGAGTCGGTGGCGCAGCTCGCGGCACGGGTTCAGGCGGTGTTCGAGGTGACAGGTAACCCGTGGTGGGAGAACCGGGCCACCGTCGTCGCGCGGACGGAGGTGCATGCCGCCGTCAACGCCGGGTCTCTCGCGGGCGCGGGGCAGCAGCAGACGGACACGGGGCGGGCGATGGTGAAGGAGTGGCTTCCCGTGGACCAGCCTGGGCGTACGCGGCCTGCTCACCTTGCGGCGAAGGGCCAGACGCGGGCGTTGACGTCGCCGTTCATCATCGGGGATGAGGCGTTGCAGTACCCCGGCGACCCAAGTGGTTCGGCTGCGAACGTTATCCAGTGCCGGTGCAGTCTGATCTTCCGAGAGGCATGACCGTGGACCCCACCATCTACCGTGAGCGGGCGTACCTCATCGCCCATCTGGCGACGCTCCACCCGTCCGTACTGGTCGAGGGGGCAGACCCCGCCGAACCTGACTGGCCGGTCATCTACATCACCCTGCCAACCGGACAGGTGTCGTGGCACCTGTCCCCGGACGACACCGACCTATTCGGCCACGTCCCCCGGGGCGCAGCCGTATGGGACGGCCACGACACCGCCGAGAAGTACCGCCGCCTACACGCCCACACCCTAGGAGGACACCATGGCTGACCGTTGGAGCGGCCCTGTCGGACGGCTCGGTGTCGAGACGTCCGACGGTCGCCTGATCGAACGCAGCGGCTTCTACAGCCGCTCCCTGCCCCTGCCGATCGACTGGCAGGAGTACACCGACGAAGGCCACGACAAGGCAGTCACCGTCGGCACGATGGACCACGTGGAGATCCTGGACGACGGAACGATCTGGGCCGGCGGTGACTGGCTGGACGCGGCCGTCATTCCGCAGGTCGGGCGTGCCCGCGCGCTCGTGGACGCTGGCGTCGTGTACCCGTCGGTGCAGGCAGCAGGCTGCGAGTACGAGTACATGATCCTCGGGGGCGGTGCGGGCGGGTACGTGGATGGGGAGTACGCGGAGGGCGATCCGTTCCGGGAGGTGTGCGTGTTCACGTCGTTCGAGCTGGCGAAGGTGACGTTGGTGTCGGTGCAGGCTCTGCCGGATCTGCGGATCTCGGACGGAGACCAGCAGCCCACCGGCGTGTCGTCGCTGACGGCTGCCGGTGTGCGGTCCTCCGGCTGGGATGACCTGCCCGTAGCCGACGCGGACGTGGAGTGGGACGGCACCGGCGCGGCGGACCGCGTCGCCGCATGGGCTGGCGTGGACCAGGACGGCGCCACCGAAGCGGACTGGGCGAAGTACGCCCGAGCTTTTTTGTGGCAGGACCCGGACGCTGACCCGATGACGAAGGGCGCTTACGGCTTCGGCGTCGCGGACATCGTGGATGGCGAGCTGACGCTGATCCCGCGTGGCGTGTACGCCGTGGCGGGGGTCCTCAGCGGTGCGCACGGCGGGACGGACATCCCCGAGGCGCAGCAGAAGACCATGCAGGGCACCGTGCGCTCCCTGTACGGCAAGATCGCGAAGGCCCTTGAGGACGACACCATCGAAGCGCCGTTCGCCCTGATCGCGTCCGCCGCGCCCTCGGTCCCGCCCATGGGGTGGTTCGCCGACCCCACTCTGACCGGTCCGACACCCATCACCATCGACGGCAGTGGCCGGGTGTTCGGCCACGCCGCACTGTGGGGGACCTGCCACATCGGACTGCCAGGCTGCATCACCCCCCCACAGTCGCCGTCCGAGTATGCGTACTTCCGGACCGGCGCGACCCTCACCGAGGGCGGCGAGATCCCCACCGGCAAGCTGACCGTCGGCGGTGGCCACGCAGACGGCCAGCTCGGCTACGCAGCCACGGCCGAGCACTACGACAACGCGTGCGCCGCCGTGGCCACCGTCGCGGCCGGTGAGGACGAGTACGGGATCTGGGTGGCGGGCGCGCTGCTGGCGTCCGCTACGGAGCAGCAGGTCGAGGCTCTGCGGCAGTCGCCTCTGTCGGGTGACTGGCGGGACATCGGTGGGGCGCTGGAGATGGTGGCGTGCCACGCCGTCAACACGCCGGGCTTCCCGGTGCCGCGTCCCCGGGCTGCGATCGCCGCGTCCGGCCGTCAGCTGTCGCTGGTCGCCGCCGGCATGGTGTCGCGTGAGGCGCCGAAGCCGGCTGCTCCCCGGTCGCAGGATGAGTTCGCCCGGGAGTTCGCCGCGCAGATCCTGGAGAACCTGAAGGCCAAGCCGACCGCGTTCGCATATGTGAGCGCCCCGGCGGGGTTCGACGTGGCGGCGGAGGATCTGCGGGCAGAGTTCGCGCGTCACGGCATGCAGTGGCCCACCATCATGGCCGACATCGGCGGTACGGCCCTGGCGCCGTTCGAGGTCGCGGAGGGGTGCGTGCGCGGCATGCTCGGGTACGTGGCGCCGGATGAGGTACCGGCCGTGGTGGCTCCCGACCGGGCCCCGGCGGCTCGCGCGCGGATGGCACTGCTGCGCCTCGACAAGCTGAAGGCGGGTGCCTGAGATGGCGTGCGCATGCGGCGGCAAGTCGAGCGCGATGGTGGCGTACGCCGTCACCTTCACCAAGCCGGGCGGTGAACGCGTCACCGAGTACGTTGAGGACATCGGGGCGTACCGGATGCTCCGCAACTCCGTGACCGCGTCCGGCGGTGCGGTGTCCGCTGCTGTGCAGGTGCCTCGCGCCACGATGGATGAGTGGCTCAAGGCGCAGGAGCAGGCGTAGCGTAGGGCGCGGGATGGTGGACGCCGAACACTCTTACCCAGGGTGTTCGGCCCCCGGCCGGTCACTGGCTGCTACCATCCGAATGCCGGGCCTGGCCCGCACACAATCGAACAGCGGTCGACGGGCCCAGCCGGATCGCAGCAATCACCCACCTGTACGAGAGGAGGGCTGCTGTGGACGGCGTCCCGGAGCCCCAGAACCCCCCCGTGGTCGAGCCGATCGAGCCGACCACCGTAACCCCCGCCGACACCTTCGACGGCCTTGACGACGCGGCGCTTGGCGTCCGCATCGACGAACTGATCTCCGAGGCTGAGGGCATCGCGAACCCCGACGCGGTCGAGGCGTTCGATACCGAGCTGTTCGAAGCGGCGTTCTCCCGCGTCGCGGTCGCCCGCAACGAACTGGCGAACCGGCAGACCCGCCGTGCCGCGCAGGCGGACGCCCGTGACCGTGCCGCGCAGCTCGCCGCTGACCGCCCGGCGCGCGTCCCGTCGGTCGCCACGATCGGGCAGAACCTGCCTGCGGTACCGGCTGAGACTCCGGCGGTGTCGTTCCGCTTCGTCGTCCCGTCCGACGCGCACAACCTGATCGATGGCCGTGGGCAGGGGTCCGAGTTCGGGTCGTTCGCCGAGATCGGCCAGGCGATGGACCGGCGCGAGCAGCTGGTCCGGTCGTCCGTGAAGGGCCGCTCCAACCCGTACGGCCTGATGCAGATTCAGCGCTCCGACTCGGAGTTCTCCGTGTCGGACGCGACCGGCCCGGAGGCGATGGCGTCGATCCTCGACCGCGTGTCGTCGCAGAAGCGGCTTCCCGGCGGGGACCTCATCGCGTCGTGGGAGCGCTCGGTCAAGGCCCGCGCGAAGGGCGACATGCGTCGCGTGTCGCTGACCGCCGCCGCTGGCTGGTGTGCGCCGTCCGAGACGATGTACACGCTGTGCGAGATGGAAACCCTGGCGGGTGTCATCTCCCTGCCGGAGATCACCGTCACCCGTGGCGGTATCCGCTGGACGCAGAACCCGACGTTCGCCGAGCTGATGTCCGCGAACACCTTCACCTCCCTCACCGAGGCGCAGGTCATCGCCGACACCGCGAAGGCGTGCGCGGAGATCCCCTGCCCCACGTTCACCGACACCCGGCTGAACGTCGCCGTGACGTGCCTCACCGGCTCGTTCCTCCAGCTGCGCGGCTACCCGGAGCTCATGGCCCGCTGGGGCCGTGGCGCGATGGTCGCGCACGCGCACAAGCTGAACCGTCAGATCATCGCCGCGATGGTCGTGCAGGCCGGTCCGGTCACCCCGGTCATCCTGCCGGCGGACGACGCGGCGACCAGTTCGGTTCTGTCGGCAGCTGCTCTGGCGGCGCTGGACACCCGGTACCGGGAGGGTCTGCCGGATGACGCGGTCATCGAGCAGGTGTTCCCGCTGTGGGTGACGGAGCAGCTGCGTGCGGACTACGCGCGTCGGAACACGGGCGCGCCGGACGTCACCAACGCGATGATCATGGATTGGTTCGCGGCACGCAACATCCGGCCGTACTTCGTCCGTGACTGGCAGGACTTCTGGAGTGGCGTTGCCGCTCCGTCCATCGGCGGTCCGGCGCCGTACATCGCCGCGCTGCCGAACAGCGTGCTGTTCCTGTCGTACCCCGCCGGGTCGGTGGTGCTGGCCCGCCAGGACGTCATCACCCTGCACAACGTCTACGACTCGGTGAACCTGCCGCAGAACCTGTACACGGACACGTTCTTCGAGGAGGGCTGGGCGCTGATCTACCCCTGCGCGGGGCTGCGCCTGTACTCCACCACCACGTGCCCGTCGGGCTCCACCGGTGCGCAGGTCAACTGGGACTGCACCCCCTGACCCACCCCCGTGACTGGTCCGGTCGCCCCACGCGTCGGGGCGGCCGGGCCTTCCACAGGAAAGGAGGTGACGCAGCATGGCAGCGATCTACCCGCCGGTAGCCGTTGAGGCACCACCGGCAGGACCACTCCGCTACGGCCTGTTCAACGCAGCGCGGAAGGTCATTCAGGAACCGATCGCCTCGGTCGGCGGCGTGCAGTTCCAGCCGACCACCTGCGGCGGTGCGCACCTGTATACCGCCGAGTGCCCGCCGTCCGCACAGAACACGAAGACGTTCGACCTCGCGACGGAGACCGTCACCACGGCCCCGTTCTGGGCGTACGGCTCGGTGGTGTGCTCACCGGTCGGCCGGGACATCGAGGAGCAGGCGCAGCGCGCCCGTCAGCGGCTGCTGGCGGGTGAGCAGACGCAGGTCGAGGCGGCGTTCTGGAACGGCGGTGGCGTTGGCGCCACACCGAACCTGAACGCCATCGGCGCGACGGTTCTGACCCCCACCCTGACATCGTTCGGTGCGCGCCTGTCAGCCCTTGAGGCGGCGTTCTACGCCGTCTACGGCTACCAGGGGACCATCCACGTCAACACGGCCGCAGAGGGCGCAGCGGCGTTCGGCAACATGATCGTGCGCCCCGACACGCCGGACATCCCCTCGCACCTGGTCACCCCCATCGGGTCGATCTGGTCGTTCGGCGCGGGCTACGGCACCACCGGGCCCGCTGGCGCCCCTGCCGCAGCCGACTCGGTGTGGGCGTTCATGACCGGCCCTGTCACGGTGTGGCAGGACGCGGACATTTCCATGCCCGACCCATACCAGACGTTCAACCGGACGACGAACCAAGCGACAGTCGAGGCGACACGGGCGTACAACGTGGCGCCGGACTGCGGTGTGGCGTTCGCCATTCAGCTGCCGCTGGAGGCACCGTGACGTGGGTGGAGATCGTCCCCGGTGACCAGGTGGCGCAGGTCGCCCGCGACCTCCTGTCGCTGGCGGACAGCCCGCACCAGGTGCGGACCAGCAGCGACAACGGGCTCACGTTCGTGGTCCCGACCGAACTGGCGGATGCCTATCTGGCACTCACCGCCGAGATCAGTACCGCAGAGCCGGACCAGCCGGCCGCACCGAAGCGCCGTGGACGCGCAAGGAAGGAACTCTGATGGCATCGTTCTGCCCTGCGGTGGTGCGTGGCCGTGTGATGCGGCTGACGCGCCTTGACGCGTGTGGTGTGCCGGTGATCGGCGCGTCAACCACAGTCGTCACGGACGGTCTGATCTCCGTCGCCGCGACCGACCAGTACGAGGGGGGTGACCCGATCCGTGTCCTCAACGCGAACGGGGATCTCTGCATCGATGAGCCGGGTAAGGCGCAGCTGGCGCAGGAGGACCTGACGATCACGCTGTGTCAGGTCAACTTCGACGCGATGAACATCATGACCGGCGCTCCGCTGGTCCTCGATGCCGCGACCCCGACGCCGAACACGGTCGGCTTCCGGAAGCGCTGCGGCAACGCAGACGTGCGGTTCGCGCTGGAGGTGTGGTCGGACGTCTCCGGGCAGGCCTGCGCGGCCGGCACGAAGCAGTACTTCTACTCGCTGTGGCCGCTGCTCACCAACGCCCAGTATGGGGACTACACCATCGAGAACGGCGCGCTGAACATGTCGATCACCGCATCGGCGTTCTGCGGCTCCGGGTGGGGCGTCGGCCCGTACGACCCGATCAACGGGGCGCTGGACGTCGCCGGGCCGCTGCTCACCGCGATCGGTGCGACCGACCTGTACGACGGCCAGATCACCACCATTGCGCCGCCGGCGTCTTCGTGTGGGGTTCAGGCACTCGCCGCGTAGGTTCGTCAAGGGGGCTACCCGGGGAAGAGGTTGCTGTGCTGGGCAAGTACAAAGCCATGCTGTTCTTCCCCGGGGGGAACCCCGCGTCGTTCGCGTCGATCGGCATTTCCATCGACGGGTCGAACACGGTGCCGTTGATGTTCGCCGACCTTGCGGCGACGATTCCTGTGGCGACACCAATCGTCGCCGACGTCATGGGCACCATCGAGTTCTATGCCCCGCCGGGGCTGTACCTCGCTGAGGTGGCGGGGACGTGGAGTCGCATACCGGTCGATCCGGCGTTCGGGTCGCCGGTGGTCCCGGATGTGTGGGTTCACATGCAGACGGTGCCCTCTGCGGTGTGGACCATTGATCATTACTTCGAGACGAAGCCGTCGGTGTCCATCGACATCGGTACTGCGCAGGTCGAGGCGCAGGTAGCCCATCCCACCCTTACCCAGACCGTTCTGACGTTCAGCAGTGCCCAGGCTGGCGCTGCGTACTTGCGGAGGTAAGCATGGCCATCGAGTTCTTCGCCGATCTTGACCTCAACTCCAACGGAATCAAGGAGCTCGCTGACGGCGTCATCGCGTCGGACGGCATCAACCTGGGGCAGCTGACCACGGCGCTGAACATCCGCGACTGGAAGCAGTCCGTGCGGGTGTCGTCGGCGACGAACGTCAACCTCGCTGCGCCGGGCGCAACGGTCGACGGCGTCGGTCTGGCGGTGGGTGAACGCTTCCTCGCACGGGGGCAGACCCTGGGCCAGGAGAACGGCATCTACGACTACCAGGGCGCGGCAGTCCCCGCGACCCGGTCGGCGGACGCTGACTCGTCGGCTGAGGTGACGGCCGGCATGGTCGTGATCGTGGAGGAGGGCTCGGCGGCGGACACCCTGTGGCTGCTGTCGACGAACAACCCGATCATCCTCGGGACGACGGTCCTCACGTTCGTGCGCGTCGGCGGCAACGCGTTCGCGCAGCTGGTCGGTGACGGTGTCACGCAGACCATCCCGGTGGTACACAACCTCGGCACGAAGAACCTGCACGTCACGGTGTTCCGCAACAGCGGCGTCTTCGTTGAGGTCAACCCGGAGGTCCGGCACACCGACAACAACACGATCACGCTGCGGTTCACGCCCGCGCCCGCCCTGAACGAATTCTTCGTGGTGATCTCCTGACATGCCGAAGGAGATGTGGGCGCCGCTGAATCTGGCGAAGGTGACGGCGACGCCCAGCGACGCGCAGGAATCGTCGATCTGGTACCGCACGGATCTCGACCAGGTCCACGGGTCGGACGGCGGTTCCGGCTTACCGCTGATGCTCGGTCCGGTGGGGAACTTGCCGGTGATCCGGTCGACGGCGTGGCACACGGTGCCACCGTTCGGGCCGGTGGGGTCGGCGAACTTCCCGGCGGACCGGCTGTTCGCCCTACCGTTCTGGCCCGGGCGGGCGTGCACGTTGACGGCGATGGCCGCGAACGTGACGCTGGCGCTGGTCGGCGGGAACATCCGGATGGGCCTGTACGCCTCCGACGGGTCCGTCCCCACGACGCTGGTCGCGGACTACGGCACGGTGACGGTCGGGCTGACGGGCGTCCGACAGATCACCGGCCTGTCCACGGCAGTGCGCCCGGTCCTGCACTATGCCGTGATCGCGAGGCAGGGTGGTGTCCTGAACCTGGGACTGACGTCCCGGGACACGTGGGACCCCATCGTGTCGGAGAGCTCACCGACGCTGGCGGGGAACCTCAACGCGTACTACCGGGACACGGTGTCCGGCGCTCTGCCTGCCAACTTCGGGGCGATCGCGGGCACCATCAACTCGCCGGCCCTGACCATTCAGCTGACCTAGGAAGGGGGCGCAGCGGTGGCGTTGGAGCTGTACAGCCAGCAGTACTGGTACCCGGATACTGTGCTGTCCGCGAACATCCCGTACCAGGTGTTCCCCGACAACGTGAACGTGTTCGCTCCGCTGTTCGCGGACGCGGCTGGCACGATCCCCCTGCCGAACCCCGGCATGACGGACGGCGCCGGGTTCATCACGTTCTATGCCGCTGCGGGGAGCTACTGGCTGCACACCGACACGGAGACGTTCCCGCTGACGCTCCCACCCCCGCCGACTGGCCCGTTCCTTCCGCTGACTGGTGGCACCATCACCGGGCAGCTGAACCTGATCTCCGGCGCCCTCAGCATCAACGTGGCGCAGGCCATCTCCACCGGGGTGTCCACCGGGTTGGTGTCCGGCGCCCAGATGACTGGGGTGGGTACGTCAACGGTGACGTTCGCGGCCGGCACCGGGTACATCGTCGACTATGTGACGGACCCGACGAACCCGTCCGTGCAGACCGTGACCATACCGGCGACGGTGCACCCTCTCGCCGGAGCGGAGCTGACGCGAACCGTCAACTGGTGGATGTGCGACGCGGCTGGGGTGATCACGGCGCAGCCGCTGAGGCCCACCGATGCGGAGCGCCGCACGAAGATTCAGCTTGGTGTCACGGGCAGCACCATCGGGCCCGGTGTCCTGTTCAACGTCCAGACGACACCAGTCGTCTTGCAGCAGCCAGCCGAGCAGCTCGCTGACCTGCTGTACGGGCTGGGCCCGTTCTCGAAGATGGGCAACGTCGTGTCGGCGAACGGCGCGAACCTGCTGATGAACAAGACGGCGGGTGAGGTGTTCGCCGCGTCGTTCGGGTATCCGACGACGCCGGCTTCCCCGAACCATGTTGTGTCTCCGGCTGAGGCTCCGATGACGTTCCGGTACTCGACTCAGCTGTCTGGGTCGCAGGGTCCGCTGACGACGCTGTTCGACCCGGCGAACTACGACGTCGGCGGGGTGATCACGCCGGTGCCTGGTGCGGCGAACACGGCAACGATCACCCGGGTGTACCTCTTCGGTACGGGCATCGCGGCGGCGCAGCTCGCGTTGCAGTACGGGCAGGACATCTACGCTTCGTTGTCCACGGCGCTGGACAACATCGGGGGTGGCATCTTCGTGGAGAACATCGACTACTTCGGGATCGGTATGTTGATCGGGTACGTCGTCGCGGTGAAGTCCGCGACGACGTTGAACAACCCGACGCAGGCCGTGTTCGTCCGTGCAGGCAAGTTCGCCGTCCCGTAAGAGAGGTCCCTATGCCTGTCATCAACCCCGGCCCGGTGGTGCCGGTCCCAACGTCGTCAGCCCCGTGCGGGTGGCTGGTCGACACGACGTGCTGCCCCGAGTGGGATGCGGCGACGAACACGCAGCGGGACCGGGCGACGTCGTGGGCGACGTACATCCTGTGGGCTCTGACCGGCAGGCGGTTCGGGGCGTGTGAGGTCACGGTGCGGCCGTGCGGGTCGGACTGCGCGTACTACGGCGGGTGGATGACGTACCCGGTGACGGCGGACGGTGTCGGCTCGGTGTGGGCGCCGTTCATCCGCGACGGGTCGTGGTTCAACTGCGGGTGCGCGGGGTCGTGCTCGTGTGAGCCGCGCTGCTCGGTGTGGCTTCCGGGCCCGGTGGCGGGGATCGTGTCGGTGGTTCAGGATGGCGTCGTCATCGACGAGTCGTTCTACCGGGTCGACAACCGGTCGCGGCTGGTCGGTGTCAACGGGCACTGCTGGCCGTCGTGCCAGAACCTGAACCTCAACAGCCCGGATGAGGGCACGTTTGAGGTGACGTACCTGCGGGGGACGCCGCTGCCGCTGGCGGGGCAGGTCGCTGCCGGCTTGTTGGCGTGCGAGTTCTTGAAGGCGTGCCAGGGTGCGGCGTGTGCGCTGCCGCAGAACGTCGCGTCGATCACGCGGCAGGGTGTGCAGGTGGAGCTGATCGATCCGACGGATGTCCTGACGAACGGGTTGACGGGTATCGCTGAGGTGGACCTGTTCATTCGCTCGGTCAACCCGAAGGGCTTGCAGCGCCGCCCGAGGGTGTTCTCCCCGGACGTGAAGCTCCCCTCGATGAGGACCAGCTGATGACGTTTGACGACAAGGTGGTGAATCTGGCCACCACGTTGCAGTTGTGCCTCCAGACGGCGTTGGCGCCGCGCCCGAATCCGCCGGCTGAGACGTGCTTGGTGTACGGGGAGGGCTTCCAGCTGTTCCTGTCGGCGGGGCTGGTCGAGGACCGGTGCTGTTCGGGGTTCGCCGCTGTGCGGGTCGCTGGCATCGAGCCCAGGGTGCCGGCACTGGGGGTGTACGAGAACTGCGGTACGTCGGTGTGGCAGATCAACCTTGAGATGGGGGTGGCGCGCTGCGCCCCCTTCGGAACCGAGCAGGCGGGACCGACGTGCGTGCAGATGCTGGAGGTGGCGGAGCAGGTTCAGTCGGACATGGGTGCGATGGTCGAGGCGTTGTGCTGCCTGCGTCCGCTGGTCGAGTCCGAGAGCATGGCGCCGACAGCGTGGGTGCCGTTCGGCCCAGAAGGAATGTGCACCGGGGGGATCATGGGTGTGTCGGTTCAGGTCGACGCGTGCGGATGCGTCTCGTGAAGGGAGCAGCGGTGGCGGACAGGGTGCTGGTGCGGCAGGTGGTGACGACGGTTGACGCCGATGCGGGCACCACCGTGTGGCTCGAGGACGGTCCCGGGGTGGCGGGCATGGTCGCCGGCGGGTACTGGGCGATCCTCGAGCGGCGGCCGGTGAAGGTGAAGGCGGTGAAGGATGGCAAGGATCAGGCTGGACCCGAGGGCGGTTCAGGCGGAGGTGAACCGGCTGGCAGCGCGTGACGCTGCTCGAGTGGCGCGTGAGGTCGAAGCTCGGGCTAAGCAGCTCGCGCCGGTGCAGACCGGCCGACTGCGGTCGTCGATTCATGCCGAGCCGAAGTTCACGTTCCGGGGGCCGACGGTGCGGGTGTCGGCGGACGTCAACTATGCGACGTTCGTGGAGAACGGCACGGCGCCGCACCTGATCCGGCCGCGCACTAAGAAGGCATTGAAGTTCAAGATCGGCGGCCGGACGGTGTACGCGAAGGTCGTGCATCACCCGGGGACGAAGGCCGTGCACTTTATGGCGAAAGCCGTACGCGAGGTCGGCATCCGCAACGGCTACGACGTGCGGATCACCTAGACTCCCGGCATGGACGCGAAGCGCGAGACCTTGACCATCAGAATCGCCGGGGTTGAGACCCTGGTCTACCGGCCCACCGAGAGCCAGATGTACGGCCTGCATCTGTGGCAGAAGTCGACGGCGTCGGACGCAGACAAGCTGGAGTCCATCACCGCGATGTTCCTGTCCCTGCTGGACGATGCTGGTAAGGCCCTGTTTACCAGCCAGCTGATGATGGGCGGGTACACCATGCAGGACATGGGGGAGACCATCACGGCCATCGCGAGGGGCTACAACAACCCGGCGAAGGCTGAGCCTGCGAAGCGCGCCGTGAAGAAGACGGCTGCGAAGAAGACCGCCGCCCGGCCGTGAGGCTGGCGGCGATGGTCCGGGTGCAGCCGTGCCCGGTGGTGGTCGGCGGTGTCACGTACACGGTGGCGGCGGTGGATGCCGGCGGGTGGCTGGTCGCGTTGACGTCGGATCTACATGATTCCGTGGTTCCGGGGTTGCTGCTCGCTGAGGACCGGTTGGCGGTAGTGCGCCGCCTGATGGTGGGTGGTGTGGAGAGTGATGCTCTGTGGGCTGCTGCGCGGGACGTGATCGAGGTGGTGTCGGGGCATCGTTGGTGGCAGGCCCTGTACTTGGTGGGGTACGCGGAGCAGGGCCATGGGGCGTTGTACGGGCGGCTGTTGCTGGCTGGTGTGCGGCCGGAGGGGATCACGTTCGCGGCGTGGTGCGCGGCGATGTTCGCGATGATCACGCGCGATATGGATGAGGCGCAACGCACGCGCTTCGACGCGTCGTTCCTCATGCCGCCGGACGGTGATGTGTCGCAGGTCGAGGACTGGGATACGGGCATCCCGGCTGGGTGGTCCTAGTGCCGCGTCACGGCCGGTGATCGACGGTACGCTGAGGCCATGGCTATCGGTCTCGCGTTCGTTGACATCGTCGGCGACACCTCCCGGACAGAGGGGCAGATCGAGCGTGACATGAACCGGGTCCTCGCGGTTGTCGAGGACGTGATCGACCCGGTTGCGGTGCGTGCGGCGGTTGAGGCTGGCACCGGCGCGGAGTTGCAGCGTGAGTTGCGTGGCGACATTCAGTCCGTTCAGGCTGCTCTCCAGTCGGTTCAGGTCAATGCCGAGCTGTCGCCGGAGGCGAGGGCCCGGCTGACTGCGTCGCTGCGGGAGACTCTGGCGAGGGCTCGGGCGTCTGCTGGTGAGCTGCAACTTCGGATCGACAACCAGGCGATCGTGACGGAGACGACTGTCGCGGTGGTTGAGGCGGTCCGGGTGGCTGAGGCGGTTGCTCCGCCGATCGAGCTTGAGGTGAAGGTCGACAAGGATACGTTGGGCCGTCTCGCGGGGGGCTTCACGAAGGTTGCGGGGGCGGCGGGCAGCGTCATCGGGCCGATCTCGCAGATCGCGTTGAAGCTGGGCGCGGCGATCCCGCTGGCCGCCGGGTTGGCTGCCACGGTCGCGTCGATTGCTCCGGCTGCTGGCCTGGCTGCGACTGGGTTGCTGACGGTGGTGTCGGTGTCCGCCGCGTTGAAGATCGGCATGCAGGGTGTCGGCGATGCGGTCAAGGCTGCTCTGGACCCGTCGGACCCTGAGGCGTACGCCGAAGCGTTGAAGGGGCTGGCGCCGAACGCGCAGAGCTTCGTGAGGCAGATCCATTCTCTCCAGCCTGCGTTGGATGGGCTGCGCAAGTCGGTGCAGAATCAGCTGTTCGAGAACCTGGGGAAGACCCTCAAGACAACCGCCACGGCGGACCTGCCCATCTTGCAGGGTGCGCTGACTACGACTGCCGGTTCGTTGAACGTGATGGCGCGCGGGGTCCTGAACACGGCGACTGGGTTGGGGAAGTCGGGTGTGCTGGGGCAGGCCCTCGGCTCGGCGAACGCTGGGCTGTCGGGGTTGACGGGTATCCCTGCGGCGATCGTGCAGGGGTTGGTGCAGGTTGGTGCGGCGGCTGGGCCGGCGTTCGCGAACCTGACGGCGTCTGCGGGTACGGCTGTTGACACGTTGTCGCAGAAGCTGTCGGATGCTTTCGCGAGTGGCAGTTTGCAGAAGGCCATCGAGACGGCTATCGGGTTGGCCGGTGACCTGTTCGGGGTGATCGGTAACGTGGGCAGCATCCTGGGTTCGGTATTCGGTGCTGCGCAGGTGTCGGGTGGTGGGTTCATCGGGACGTTGAAGGAGATCACTGGGCAGTTGGCTACGGCGTTCGCGTCGCCTGCTGTGCAGGACGGGCTGAAGGCGTTGTTCTCCACGATGTCGTTGCTGGCGCAGACGGCGGCTCCGTTGTTGGGTGAGGCGTTGAAGCTGATCGCGCCAGTGTTGGTGGCGTTGGCTGGGCCGGTGAAGATTTTGATCAACGCTTTGGGGCAGGCGTTGTCGCCGATCATCGCTGCGTTGGGTCCGGTGTTGTTGGTGGCGGCGCAGGCGGTGGGGCAGTTGATTGTCGGGTTGTCGCCGTTGCTGCCGGTGATTGGTCAGATCGTGGCTTTGATTGGTCCGATTTTGGTGCCGATCATCGGTGCTTTGGGTACGGTCTTTGGTCAGCTCGCTCCGGTGGTGGCGCAGTTGGCGGCGCTTTTGGCTGGCGTGCTCACGCCGATTCTGGCGCAGCTCCCGGCGATCTTGACGCCGCTACTTGCCGTGTTCACGACATTGACGGGTGCGCTCCTGCCCGTCCTAAGCCAATGGATCATCGCCCTCACCCCCGCCATCATCCAACTCAGCATGTCCTTCGCCGAAGTGTTCGTCGCCCTGGGCCCACTCATCGCCCAACTCGCCGTCCTCATAGGCAAGTTCCTCGAAAAGATGCTGCCGCTGCTCCTCCCCATCATCGAAACCGTCGGCAAGCTCGCAACGATCTTCACCGGCGGACTCGCCCAGGCCATCACCACCATCGTCGTACCCGCCCTACAGACCATCAGCAGCCTCCTCAAGGGCGACTTCAGCGGCGCACTGGAGTCAGGGAAGAAGGCCGTCTCCGGGCTCAACGAATTCGTCGTGCAGGTCTTCACCGAGCTACCGGGGAAAATCGCCGGCGTCCTCGCCGACCTGGGCAGCAGCCTGTTCCGGGCCGGCAACGAACTGATCCTGTCCCTCATCCGGGGCATCAAGAGCAAGATCCCCGACGTGAAGAACGTCCTGGGTGACCTGACCGACCTCCTGCCCGACTGGAAGGGCCCCGCCGAGCGCGACGCAAAGCTGCTCACCCCCGCCGGCGAGACCGTCATCCAAGGGTTCATCGCGGGTATCACGTCGCAGATCCCCGGGGTGAAAAGCGTCCTCGATGGCATCACCAACATGGTCGGCTCCACCACCATGGGCACCCCCGGCTTTCAGGCTGGCGCCGGTGCGCTGCCGGGGATGTCCGCCGCTTCGAGGCTGGCCGCGTCCGCCGGTCAGGTCAACGTCACATCGGCTGCCCCGACGGTGCAGGTCTTCGTCGGGAACCGGGAGATCACCGACATCGTGGACGTACGGATCGCCGCGAACAACCGCACTCAGGGGCGCCTGGTCACCAACGGAATGAGGCCGTGACATGCCCAACGTGCTGACCGCGTCACCCGACCCGACGTACGCCTACGTCCTCCTCCGCTCGGAGTTCACCGCCATCGCCTCCCAGACGGCGACGGTTGAGCGCAGCATCGACGGCGGTGTGACGTGGCAGCTGGTGCGCGGCGGGAACCCGCTGATGCTGGTGGGCCCGGACCCCGCAGCGGGCCCACGCATCGGGTACCTGTACGACGCTGAGGCGCCCCTCGATGTGGCGTTGCTGTACCGGTCGACGTCGAACACCGGCGTCATCACGCTGGCCGGGCCGGTGACGATCGCGTCGAACGGCTACGCCTGGCTGAAGGACCCGGCCCGGCCGTGGGCCAACCTGCGGGTTGACTTCTGCCTGAACACGAACGCCCCCGCGCCGTGCTTGGCGCCACTGTCGGAGCCGGCTATCACCCTGGTAGCGGCCGGGCTGGGCACGGAGACGCGCGCGTCGGACGCGACGCTGTTCCCGATCCTGAACCGGGCGCGGCCGGCTGACGTGTTCGCGTACCGCAAGGCGGTGACGACGTCGTGGCGGTTGGTGTCGAAGACGTTGGCGTCGATGAACTCGCTGGAGGTGTTCTACGCGTGGGGCGGTCCGATCTTCATTCAGCTGCCTCCGGTGTACGGCTGGCCTGACCGGTACTACCAGCCGGGGGATACGGAGGTGTCGCGTCTGTCGGTGGACCTGACGCGGCCCTACCGGTTCTGGGATGTGCCGCTGACGGAGGTGGATGCGCCGGTGGGTGCGGCGCAGGGCACCGCAACGAACAACTGGTGCCTTCTCAAGGCGACGTACGCGACGTGGGACGCTCTGGCGGCGACGGGCCTGACGTGGGGTGACGTTATGGAGGGTGACGCTGCGCCGCCGCCGGCGGACGGGTACGGGGCGGGCTTGTACGGGGATGGTCCTTACGGAGACGGAGGCTAGGTCATGGTCACGACACCCACCATCGGACAGCTGGCGTGGGGTGCGCCCCTGAACGCCGCACTCAACGACTTGCAGAACCAAATCAACCTCCGGCCGGTCAGTTCGGCGTGGTCACCGCAGGACCAGGGGTTCATTTCCTGGACGGAGACCCCGAGCCTGATCAACAACGCGGGCATCCTCACGTCGGGGACGGTGACCCTCGCGCAGCTGGTGGTCCGGGACGCGGTGACTGCGAACCGAATTTTCGTTCGGATCACGGCGGCTGGGGTGGGGCTCACCGCAGGGCAGAACTTCGTCGGCCTGTACAACGCCGCTGGGACGCGTGTCGCGTTGAGTGCCGACCAGTCCGCTGCGTGGACGGGTACCGGTGTCATGAGTCCGTCGCTGACGGCCCCCGTAGGCCTGTCTGCGGGGAAGTACTGGGTGGCGCTGCTCAGCAACGGGGCGACGCCGCCGACGTTCCGCTGCGGGAATCAGGGCGGTGACGGTAACGCCGGGCTGGCGGGGGCGACTCTGCGGTATGCCACCGCTGCTGTCGCGCAGACGTCGTTGCCCGTGTCGTTCGTTCCGGCGGCGCTCACGGCGCAGCTCAACGCGTGGTGGGTGGGCGTCCAGTGAGGGGGGGTGTGCGGTGCTGACCGCTTCGGCTCTGTACCGGCAGGCGTTGCCGTACTCGGTGCGGCGGGTCACCCGGGTGGAGGTGTTCCACGATGGGGTGCGGGTCGCTGACTGGCTGCCGTTCGTGCAGGGGGCGGTGTCGGCTGCGTTGACGTCGCGGGTGACGCGTACGTTGGCGTTGCAGGTCGAACCGTCGCTGTACCCGGACGACAGCAGTGACCTCCTGTCGCCCGATGTGGCGGTCCTCAAGGTGTCTACGGGCATCGGGTACCCGGATGGCTCGTCGGAGCTGTTCCCGGTCTTCACGGGCCGCGTGTGGGATGCGCGGCAGGATGGTGACGGCGGGGTCACGGTGGAGTGCCAGGACTTGGCGGCTGACGTCGTCGGGTTCCAGTTCGAGCAGCCGGAGCCGTCACAGACCGGGTCGGGGGTGGTGACGGAGATCCAACGCCTGATCCGTCAGGGTCTCCCGTCGGCGGTGTTCGGCGTGAACGACGTCATGGCGGCTGTCGTCCCCGCCCTGGTGTGGGACGTGGACCGGGGCAAGGCGTTGGACGATCTCGCGCAGGCCGTGCAGGGTCGCTGGTACGCGCTGGGTGACGGCTCGTTCGTGGTGCGGCAGTACCCGTACTCGGTCGGTGTGCCGGTGCTGACGCTCGCTGACCAGTCCGGTGGGACGGTGATGACCGCTACCCGATCCCGGTCGCGTGACGGTGTGACGAACAGCGTGACGGTGGTGTCGGAGCGGATGGACGGTACGGAGCCGGTCCGGGTGACGGCACGGGACACCGCGCCCGGGTCGCCGACGCTGTTCGGTGAGTCGTACGGCTTCGTGTCGAAGACGATTAAGGTCCAGACGCCGCTGTCGACGGTGCAGGCGCAGCAGCTGGCGATCGCGCAGTTGACGGCGGCGGTGGCGTTGACGGAGCAGTGGTCGATCTCATGCGTCGCTGACTCCACGATCGAGCCGGGCGATACCCTCGCGGTGGAGTACCGGGGTGCGTCCTCGGTGCAGGTGGTGGACAGCATCACGTACCCGCTGGGTACGGACGCCCCGATGCAGATGAACACGAGGTCTTCGATCCTCGCTCCGGTGACGACGTAGGGAGGGTGGGCGATGGACCAGACCGACGACCGGGGCTACCCGTACCCGCAGTGCCAACCGCCGTATATCAAGGACGCGGCGGATCTGCCGGCTCAGTTGAAGCTGTTGGCTGAGGCTGTTGATGATGATGTGACGGCGCTTGCGGTGATCACGGCGGATGCGTTGAATCCGCCTGGTGGGTTGATCGCTTCGACGACTCCGCAGGCGCCTCCTGCTGGTGCGGCGTTCGACTACACCACGACGATTTTCGCTACGCCGGGTGTGGCGGATCTGGCGGGCAACGCGTTGGTGTGTACGTCGGCTGGGCTGTATGTCATCACGGGGACGTGCGCGTCTTCGGCGAGCAACAACCCGAACGCGCACCACCTCATCACGCTGGTCAACAACGTGCAGGTCCGCTCGGATGCGATCCGTAACGGCGTCGCGGCTGCTGAGCAGATCCACCACACCACAAGCGTGTTCATCATCCTGAACGTGGGAGACCGCGTAACCATGATCCAATCGAACTCCGCGACCATCACATACCAGTTCGTCCGGCTCGGCATGGTCAGGGTGGTGGCACTGTGAGCATGCCCCTCCCTGAGGCGATCCTCGGGACGCGCCAGCTGGGCGCCGAGATGGGAACCGGCACCGTCGTGTCGGTGTCGGCCACGACGTTGCAGGTACTGGCACGGGGAACGGTCATCGTCGCGGCGTACCTCGCGCGGTACGTCACGCCGGTGGTCGGCGACCTGGTGGCGTTCGTCCGGCAGGACTCCACGTGGCTGGTCCTTGACCGGCTCGCCGGTGTCGGAGCGAACGCGGTCCTGAACTTCAGCTTCGAGGATGACGGCGACTCGCCGTTCGTCCCGTCGAACTGGACGCTGTACAACATCGCGGGCGTGGGGACGGCACACCCGTCGAACACGGGCTTCGCTCCGGCTGGCATCTTCGAGTTGGCGGTGTCGTCGAACGGGGCCGTGCAGGACACATACGTCTACTCGGCGCCGATCCCTGTCGCGCCGGGCCAGCAGTGGGCCCTCTCGGCGTTGGCGTCGGCGGTCTACCCCACGGCGACACTCAACGCCAACGCCGCCCTGTACGCCCTGTGGTTCGCCAACAACACGAACCTGTACCCGACGACGTCTTCGGCTGACACGCTGGTCGCGCAGGCCAACAACATCAACGCGGAGCCGATCCATACGTCCCTGTCGGGGACGGTAACGGTGCCCGCCGCAACGAACTTCCTGCGGGTCGCGACGCGGGCTATCTCGCCGGCTGCTGAGGTCGTGCTGTTCGATGTCGTGATCGCACGGAGGGTTGCCTGATGCCTGGCTTGACGTCGCCGCAGAACTTCCCGTACCCGCTGTACACCGACCCTGCGGGGGCGGGGGCGGCGCAGATCCAGGCGTTCGCTGAGGCGGTGGACAACGCGATCGAGGCGCAGCAGACGGCGATCGCCAACGCCACGGACCGGAAGCGGGCGTCGGCTTCGGGCACGGCGTTGCAGTCGATCCCGAACAACACGGTGACGAACGCCACGTACACGGTCGAGGACTTCGACAACGACAACATGGTGAACCTCGGTGTGGACAACGCTGCGGTGACGGTGGTCACGGCCGGGTTCTACCTGGTGCAGGCGTCGGTGCGGTTCGCGTTGAACACGGTCGGGTCACGTCAGGTGGCGATCACCATCGCTGGTGCGAATCAGGGCACGAACCGGTCGGCAACGTCGATCGGTATTTCTCAGGCGCAGGTCGACACGACGATGCTGGTGTTCGCTACGGCTGGCCAGATCCTGCGTATCAGCATCTTGCAAACGTCGGGTGGTGCGTTGAACACGGACTTCCGGCGTCTCGCCGCGACGCGGCTGTCCGGCTGAGGAGGGCATCGTATGACTGGCTTCACGGTTCCGCTGGGGTTCCCGTACCCGACGGGTGGCGATCCGGTTGACGGGCCTGCGCAGTTGCAGGCTCTGGCTGAGGCCATCGACAATTCGATGGTCGCGACGTATGCGTCTGCCGCGTCGGTGACTTCGCCTGCCGCTGCCCGGATTACGGGCGGGTCTCAGTCGACAACGACTGGCCTGGGCAAGATCATGAACTTCAACTCGGTGTACTTCGACAACGACAACATGGCCGATCTGGTGGCTGATCCGCAGAAGCTGACGGTGCGGACAGCCGGCGTGTATGTGGTGATGGCTACGGCGACGTTCGCGCCGAACAACGCGGGGTACGAGGAGTTCAACCTGAGGAAGAACCTGACGGTGATCTCCCGGTGGGCGTCGACCCCGGTGGACTCCGCGATCATCGGACTGTCGCCGTCGGTGTCAGCTTTGGTGCAGATGGCGGTGGGTGACACGTTCGATTTCTTCGTGTTGCAGGAGACGGGGACGACGGTTTCGGCGTTCGATGTTCAGATGGCTGCGCTGCGGATCTCGTCGTGATGTGACGCGGGGTGCCCGGTTCGTGTCTACTATCTTCCCAACATCACCTCTGGGGCCTGACGCAGCCTGTGTGAGGTCTCTCGGGGTTTTTCGAGGGAGTATCGGGTGAGGTTTGTTTCGCGAGCTGAGTGGGGCGCTGTGGCGCCGCGTGTGCCGCTGGCGGAGATCGGGTCGGCCCGTGGGGTGAAGGTCCATTACGAGGGGACCTCGGTGCCGTCGGATCTGGCGGGCGCGGATCAGCACGGCCGGTGTGCGGGCCGGGTGCGGGCGATTCAGGTCTCGCACATGGCGGACAACAACGAGAAGTGGGTGGACTTGGCGTACTCCGCCATGGTGTGCCCGCACGGATGGGTGTTCGAGGGCCGGGGTGTGCACCGCAAGACGGGTGCGAACGGCAACTCGACCCTGAACACGGCGCACTACGCGGTGTGTGCGATGGTCGGCGATTCGGGTCTGACCGAGCCGACGGCGGACATGCTGCACGGGCTGCGGGACGCCATCGAGTGGTTCCAGCGGGACGGCGCGGCGGGGTCGGAGATCCTCGGCCACAAGGATGGGTACGCGACTAGCTGCCCGGGTGGTCCGCTGTATGCGTGGGTGCAGGCGGGTGCGCCGCGTCCGGGTGGCACGCCGCCGCCTCCGGCGCCTCCGGTGCCGTCTGCTGCGCCTCGGTTTCCGGGGCGGGTGCTGCGGCTGGTGTCGCCGATGCTGCACGGGGATGACGTGCGTGACTGGCAGCGGCGGATGGCGGAGCGGGGTTGGCCGGTCGACGTGGATGGCTGGTACGGGCCGGCGTCGGCTCGGATCGCCCGGCTGTTCCAGCTTGAGAAGATGATCGGCGCTGACGGGATGGTGGGTCCGGTGACGTGGGATACCGCGTTTCGTACGGACAACGTCAGCTGAGGGGGCGGGTCATGTCGGATGGTGCGCGGCGGACGGTGCGGACGGTGTTTCAGAACGTGTTGGGGTTGGCGGCTGCGATGCCGTTGATCGTGGATGCGGCTCGGCTGTCGGATGCGGTGCCTGGTGTGGCGGTGGCGTTGACGGTGTCGGGTGTGGTGACGCGGGTGATGGCGCTTCCTGTGGTGGACGCGCTGTTGCCGGGGTGGTTGCGGTCGGTGCCGCGTGGCTGATGGGTCGACTGGTGTCGTGGCGGTGGATTCGGTGGTGGTGTGGTCGGTGGCGATCACGACGATGCTGGGGCTGCTGGGGTTGCTGGTGCGGTTCGTCGCGAAGATCTCGAAGGCTGTCGGGATCTTTATGGAGGACTGGGGTGGGGAGCAGCCGCGTCCGGG